GTACACCAGAATAATCTAATACTGTACCTATAGTATTTTTATTTCCTACTAAAACACCACCACTTAATGATCCGTTACCAATAAAAACACGATCAATATCAGTGGAAAATACTATTTCCCCATTATCAAATATAATACTTCGTCTTTGTGCATCTAAACCTCTACGAAGTTTAATAATAGAATCAATTTGTTCTGCCATTTAACTATTTAGTTTCTACCATTCAATAATTACCACTCCATGTTTTCCGTCCGATCCATCACCACCGTCACCATATTGATTTGTTGATCCTCCACCTAATCCACCACCAAATGCAGAAGTACCACCCCGAGAAGTACCAACAATTAAATTATTGTCCCAATTAGTATCACTATATTTTGCACCACCACCTCCACCACCATATCCCCCATTACTTCCTGTTCCATTCCCAGCACCACCATTTTGATAACCACCAATACCACCATATCCTTTACCAATATAATCAGAAGGACCACTAGTCGATCCACCATCTCCCCCGATGATATATAAGTTATAATTATCAGCTTTAGCAGCACGACCACCACCAGAAATAATAGTAACTCCACCTATAGAACAACTACTATTATAACCGTCTTCTGAATATACTATACCACCAATAAGTTGATAATTTCCCCTTCCACCATTACCAACAATTATAGAATTTTTATATGTAGTTAATGGTATTACTGCAATAGAATATATTGCATATGCACCACCCCCACCTCCACCTGAATTATTAGCAGTACCTATCAGACCACCTCCACCTCCACCAATTAATGTAACTTTAACACTTTTTATATTATCTGGTACAATAAAATCATATGTACCGGGAGTATCAAAAATCTTTATACCTGCACCTGATGTTCCTCCACCAGTACCAGCAACCCAAGTATTACTAGTACCATCAAATTTTAAAGATTGTCCATCTGTAGCATTTGCTGGTTTTGGAATAAAATTATAATTCGTAGTAGGTCCAGTTACTGTTTTTGATGCTTTAATACATGGCATTAATGCTACGTTACGAGGACGAGTTTCGTTTTCTCCTACAGAATTAGTATGTGCTGTTATTGGAGTAGGTCCAGCTCCATTTGAATATATATCTATGAATATACCACCAGAACCACCACCAGCACTAGTAATATCATGCATATGACTCGCAAATGCATCATTTTGTCTACTTCCAAAAGTACGACCGGTATCTGTACCTTTTCCATCATCCCACCCACGAATAAATTCACCTCTTAAATCTGGAACTCTAAAATGTGCAGTAGATGTCGTAGTCGTAAAAGTATTACCTATAATAATCCATAAATCATTATATTGTGATTTACTAACTACTTGTCCATTACACTCTAAATACCCCAATGGTGCAGCAGTAGCAGAAAACCATAACACACTTCCAATTGGTATACCATCAGTAGATACACCACTGACATTTATATTGCTTTGTATGGAATTTGTAATTGTGTTTAATGTTATGGTACTAGTAGCACCTAAATGATCAATTAAAAATATATCTGTTGGATCAGGTGATGTTATTACAGGAAATTCCGATATTCTTTTATTTGACATAATTATATTTAGTTATATCTTACCATTCGATTACAACTAGTCCTGAATTACCACCATAACCATAACTATACCCTGAAGTTAACAATTTGGATGCTGCATACGACAATGGAACATTACCTCCACCAATAGGAAAACTATAGTTAACAGGAGTACCGCCTGTATCATTATAAGAAATTACAGTACTACCACCGCCACCATTAACGCCACCACTGCCACCACCACCTATTCCTCCTGCTCCGCCATATGATCCACCACCACCATCTCCACCACAACCACCTCCACCACCATATCCACCACCACCTGCTCCACCAGCCCCACCATCATATGAAATACGATTATAACTATTACCTGATGATTTACCGCCACGATATCTTATAAAATTCCAACATGCATCACCACCGCCAGCATCACTTCCCGGTTCACAATATATCTGAGCATATCCCGGAGTTGTTCCAGATGGATAATTAAATCTACTAGGGGTACCTCTCGCTAAACCTACACTATATGTATAATCATTTCCGGGAGTAACGCCAAAAGTTACAGTACACCAACCAGCCCCACTTGCACTACTTCCACCACCTCCAACGCAAGTTACACGAACACTATAACATCCTTCAGGTGCTCTCCATGTTCCAGTACCGGGACTTGATTCTGTAAACGCTACAGCACTCACGAAAATACCAGCACTTGCATTCCCAACAATTGTATATGAGTTACTACTACCAACATTAGAAGCACTTGCTGCTATCCATGTATTTGTAGCTCCATCAAATTTTAATATGTCGCCATGTTTAGCACCATCTGGTTTAGGTATGAAATTTAAAGTAGTAACACCGGTTACAGTATTAAATGCTTTAATACATGGTATTAATGCTACGTTGCGAGGACGGGTTTCTATCGAAAATCTTCCAACAGATCCTACATCTGTGGGGTTATATCCGTAATCAGAATTTGGATATGTTGTTGCATTATATCCATTTGCTGGCATATAATTTATTGCTCTCTGTATCCATGCATTATCAGGTAAAGTCCATGTACTAGCTCCTGTATCAGAACCTGTAGGTAGATAATGATTATGAGATTGGATCGCATCTAATTGCAAACTTCCAAAAGTACGACCTGTATCTGTACCTTTTCCATCATCCCATCCACGAATGAATTCGCCTCTTAAATCTGGAATTTGGAAAAAACTAGCTGATGGTACTGGTGTAAAAGTATTACCAATAATTGCCCATAATTGATTAAATGATGATTTACTAACTACTTGTCCATTACATTCTAAATAACCCAAGGGTGCAGCAGATGCAGAAAACCAAAATACGCTTCCAATTGGTGTTCCATCAGCACCACCACCTCCTATAGCTTCTTTAACAGTTTGTAATGTAACAGTTGATGTGGTTCCTAAATGATCAACTAAAAATATATCTGTTGGATCGGGTTGTTTTACTACCGGAAATTCTGATATTTTTTTATTAGGCATACTTTTATTTATTTATATTATGTGTTTATGAAACTAAACCACGAACATCACCTTTAGTTGCCCATTTTACATAAGAAATACCAACTACATAATAACCTGCTGATCCACCAGAACTACTAGAACGAGCAGTTTCTATAGAATTACCACCATTTTTACCTAAATCCCCACCACTTCCACCAGAAGAATATGATGTACTAGCTCCACCCCCACCATTTAAAAGTGTTCCAGCAGATGATGATGATGATGGTATACTTGGAGATGTATATGTTCCTACAACTCCCGGTCCAGAAACATATCCAGCTCCACCACCTCCAGCTCCGCAAGTATTAGTTCCACCTTTTCCATATAATCCAGATGTACCACCGGCACCACCACCACCACCTATTATAGAATTATTAGTTATAATAATATCAAAATCTGTATATATTGCATTGCCTCCATTCCCACCATTTGATGAATAACTTGCACTAGGAACACCACCAGCACCAACAATATAACCATTATTTGTTAATTTAATAACACTTCCAACAGGGAATGCATCTACTTTAAATGCTGGTAATGATGTAGAAGAAGAACCAATTATAACTCCCGTATTTACAATAATATTAACTACAACTGGTAATATACCATCCCAACCTTTAGTGATTAACGCATCTTTTAATATGAAATTATTTGTATTTGCTGCTATTGTTATATCTCCAGCATTAAAATTATTTTCAACAGTTAATTGTGCTATATTGCTACTAATTGTTCCGAATGGATTTGTAACAACACATCTGTATGCACCACTGTCAGATAAATTAGAAGAATTTATATCATATGTATCAGAAGTTGCACCTATAATAGTATTTCCATCTTTGGTCCATTGGAAAGTTAATGGACCAGATCCAGCAGCAACAATATGTAATGTTACTTTAGTTCCTTTACTTACAGATTGTGTAATTGGTTGTGTGGTTATTATTGGTAAATTACCAACAGTTAAATTAACCAAATTACTAATTACTTCTCCAGCAGAATTGGAAACCTTACAAGATATACCCATTATATCTCTAGTTGGATTTGTAACTGTATATGTAGAATTAGTTTCTCCAACTATATCATTACCATTAACTCTCCATTGATACATTAATGGTAATGAACCCTTAGCTTTTACTTCAAATATTACAGGAACCAACGAAGTTGTAACCAATGTTGTTGGTTGTAATGTAATTGTAGGAGTAACCAAAGAAGAATCAGTCCATTCAATATTTTCATATACTTCGGATAATGTAAATTCGCCAACTTCTGATAATATTAAATTACCATCTACGTTCAATCCAGCATATCTAGATTTTATAGTTCCAGCAGTTGAAGTAGCAATACAACGATAATAATCTATATTAGTATTATCTACTTTATATATTGTATATGTTTCACCAATAGCATTTTGTATCATTCCTGAATTTAATCGTTCCCATGTGTATACAATATCATTAACTGGACCTGTAGCTTTTGCTGTAAATTGTACACTACTTCCAATTGAAGATTTAGCATCAATCGGTTCGTATACCCATTTTAAAGTAGCAACTACAGGAGGTGGTAAAACAACTTTTTGTGTTAAACATGCAGTTAATCCAGATAATCTAGTTTGTAAATCATTAATTTGTGCTTG